AATTCCCAGGTGCTCTCGGAAATAGTATTAAGGTATCATATTTACCTGCCGATTCAAGTGGTTCTGTATTTGATGCTTGGACATACAAATCAAGCTTTGATGCTGCTCCAGTAACTACATATTACGGTGGTACTCAAGGTATTACAAACGACGAAATGCATATTGTTGTGGTTGACGAAGATGGAGCAATTAGTGGAACACGTGGAACAATCTTGGAAACTTTCCCAAGTGTTTCTGTTGTCACAGATGCTAAAAGTTTTGAAGGTCAGTCAATTTATGCACCAGATGTAGTAAATACAAGATCACAATATGTCTACATGGTTAATTTTGATACTGAACTTGAAGCTAAAAATGCCGGTACGACATCATCAAATGGTACCAACTATGGTTTGGATAGCTGTGTTGATCGTAATGCAAGCCTTGCAAGTGGTGCAAATTCTGGTACACTTGGCACAGGTGACTTTTTGGAAGGATTCGATTATTTCGAAGATAAAGATCAAGTAGAAGTTGATTTCTTAATTGCTCCTTCAATGTTAGCCAGAGTAGATCAAACCACAGTGGTTAATGATCTTTCATCAACTGCCCGATTAACTCGTAAGGATTGTGTTGTTACAGCATCACCTGCACGTAGTGATATTGTTGGTGTTACATCTGATGCAACTAAAGTTACAAATACTGTAACAACGGCGAATACATTTACTAATACTTCATATTTGGTAATGGATAATAACTTTATCAAGGTATATGATAAGTATAATGACAAATATGTATTCATTCCTGCGGCATCAACTGTTGCCGGTATTATGGCAGCAACTGACTTTAATAGAGCTCCTTGGTTCTCACCGGCCGGACAAAGACGTGGTCAAATGTTAGGTATTACCTCACTTGCCTACAGTCCAACTAAAGCCCAAAGAGATACACTTTATAAAGCAGATGTAAACCCAATTGCAAATATCCCAGGACAAGGTGCTATCTTGTTTGGTGATAAGACTGCTATTGGTTTCCCATCGGCATTTGATAGAATCAATGTTCGTAGATTGTTCTTGGTTTTGGAAAGAGCCATTGGACGTGCTGCGGAACAAGTTCTGTTTGAATTCAACGATGAATTTACTAGAGCTGAATTTGTAAATATTGTTGAACCTGTGCTTAGAGAAGTGCAAGGTAGACGTGGTATTACAGATTTCCGTGTTGTGTGTGATGAGACAAACAATACAGCTGCGGTAATTGATCGTAATGAATTTAAAGCTGACATCTTCATTAAACCTGCTCGTTCAATCAACTACGTGACTCTGTCATTTGTGGCTGTACGAACTGGGGTTGATTTTGAAGAAGTCGTAGGTACGGTATAAGCGCCAAAGGAGATAAGAAATGGCAATTTTAGGAGTAGATGACTTTAAGTCAAAACTCAGAGGTGGTGGCGCTCGTCCTAATCTATTTAAGGCGACGATTAACTACCCTGGATATGCAGGAGGCGATGCTGAACTCACATCATTCTTATGTGAATCGGCTCAGTTGCCTGGATCAACGATGGGTACAATTATTGTACCTTTCCGTGGTCGTCAGTTAAAAATGGCTGGTGATCGAACATTTGAGTCATGGACCGTTACAATTATTAATGATACTGATTTTGATGTTCGTAACGCAATGGAACGTTGGATGAATGGTATCAATGCACATTCAGCTAACACAGGTTTATCTTCACCAATTTTATATGAAGCAGACCTATTCATTGAGCAATTGGATCGCAATGGTGATAGTATTAAGAAATATACTTTCCGTGGTGCTTTCCCTAATGCAATTAGTCCAATCGATGTTGCTTATTCAGCAAATGATGAGATTGAAAGATTCCAGGTTACTTTCGAGTACCAATACTTTGAATCTCAAGAACCATCGACTACTACTTAAATACATAGTAGAAATGAGGGGCTGGGGAAACCTAGCCCCATTTTCTAGAAAGGAAAGATAATGGCAGCAGAACAAGGAAAAGGTCTCAGATTATTTGGCTTTGAGATCAAGCGTGCAAAAGACGAAGATCCTAAAAAGGCTCCGTCCATTGTTCCTGCACGTGACGATGACGGTGCTGGTTATGTTACAGCATCTGGTATGCATTATGGCCAGTATTTAAATATTGATGGTGACGATTCAAAAGATAACCATCAATTAATTATGCAATATCGTGGTGTTGCAATGCATCCAGAAGTGGACATGGCCATCGAAGATATTGTGAATGAATCCATTGATGTTTCTACAAACGATGCATCCGTTGATATTAATCTAGATGGTATTGAAATTAGCGATAGTATCAAAAAACAAATTAAAGAAGAATTTGATAATGTCTATGGTATGCTCAATTTTAATGAGTATGGTCATGATATTTTCCGTAGATGGTATGTCGACGGCCGATTATATCACCATTTGGTAGTTGACGAAAGTAACCTTAAACAAGGCATCAAAGAAATTCGGCCTATCGATGCATCCAAGATGCGTAAGGTCAAACAAGTTAAAACAAAAATTGACCAAGTAACCGGCGCAAAACTAATTGAAAAAGTAGATGAATATTACATCTATCAAGAAAAGCCAGGTTCACAAAATTCTGGTGTTAAAATGACTGACGATTCTATCAGTTATGTCACATCAGGTCTTTTAAACGAAGACCGCAAAAAGATTGTTTCGTATTTACATAAATCGTTAAAAGCAATCAACCAATTACGCATGATGGAAGATGCATTGGTCATCTATCGTCTTGCTCGTGCTCCGGAACGTCGGGTATTCTATATTGATGTTGGTAACCTACCAAAAGGTAAAGCCGAACAATATATGAAAGACATCATGACTCGGTATCGTAATAAACTTGTTTATGATGCCAAGACTGGTGAGATCCGTGACGATCGGAAACATATGTCAATGTTGGAAGACTTCTGGTTACCTCGTAGAGAAGGTGGCCGTGGTACTGAAATATCATCATTACCTGGTGGTGAAAATCTAGGTCAGATTGATGATATTGTTTACTTCCAAAAGAAGATGTACAAATCACTTAATGTTCCATCCAATCGTTTGGAACAGGAAGCACAATTTTCACTTGGTCGGTCATCAGAAATTACTCGTGATGAGTTAAAATTCCAAAAATTTATTGACAGACTACGTAGAAGATTCTCTCATCTTTTCTATGGTATCCTCAAAAAGCAATTAATTCTGAAAGGTATTATCACAGAGGAAGATTGGAACGAATGGAAAAATGATATTATCTTTGACTATCAAAAAGATAATCACTTTACAGAATTAAAAGAAGCTGAACTACTCAGAGAGAAGATTCAGACATTGGACCAACTCCAAAATTATGTTGGTGAATTCTTCTCAAAGGAATGGGTGCAGAAGAATGTACTCCACTTCTCTGATGAAGAAATTGAGGAAATGAGTAAACAAATACAAGGTGAAATGGGTGCTGGTGCACCGGAAGGAGATGAACAATGAGCGAAGAAACTGAAGTAGTAACAAATCCAATTGAGGATTTGGTCCAAGCAGCAATGGATAAAGATTACGCAACTGCAAATGAAATCTTTAGTGACATGATGTCAGTAAAGGTAAGCGATGCATTGGATCAAGAAAAAATTGGTATTGCTGGCCAAATTTTTAATGGTGATATACCTGAAGAAGATGACATCGATATTGATGATGATGATTTGGAATTGGACGATGACAAAGATGAAATTTCTGACGAAGATGATGAAGTAGAGAATTAAATTTATATAAATAATTACGGACATTATCAAAAATGATACAGTTTTCAGAATTACGACAAAAAATGCCGCCTGGCGAACACGTCATGGATAAAAAGATACAAGGCATTCAAGTCATGATTCATAAACATAAAGGAAAGTTTGACACCTATGTTGATGGTGACAAACTAGATTCCTATAGAACACAAAGAGAAGCAGAGAAAGCTGCGACTCAATTTGTGGCACAATTTAGGAAAATGAAATGAAACTTATTGCAGAATATACAGACCAGAACCTTGAGTTCTTTACCGAAGCCAAAGAAGGTGGTGGTAAGAAATACTCTATTGAAGGAGTATTTGCTCAGGCTGAGGCCAAAAACCGTAACGGTCGGATTTATCCAAGACCTATTATGGAAGCCGCAGTTGGTAAGTATAATGACGAACAAGTTTCAAAAGGTAGAGCAGTAGGTGAATTAAACCATCCAGATGGTCCTACTGTTAACCTTGATAAAGTTTCTCACAAGATCGAATCCCTTAATTGGAAGGGTAACGATATTGTAGGAAAAGCGACTATCTTGGAAACTCCAATGGGTCAAATCGTAAAAGGTTTACTCGATGGCGGTGTCAGGGTTGGCGTTTCAACTCGTGGTATGGGAAGCCTACAGCGTGGTGGCGATGCAATGATGGTCGGTAAAGACTTCATGCTTAATGCCATCGATATCGTACAAGATCCATCTGCTCCAAATGCTTTTGTTAATGGTGTTATGGAAGGTGTAGAATGGATTTGGAATAACGGTATCATTGAAGCTCGGGCAATTGAACAAATGGAGACTGAAATTAAGAAAGCTCCACGGAAAGATCTCTATGAGGTACAGGTTCGTGAGTTTAAGAATTTCCTCTCGTTACTCAAATCAAAATAATAGGAGTCAATATGACTGATCAATACACTGAAGATCAAGACATTGAACTCCATGATGACGAGAACGAAATCATGGAAGCTCAAGGTCACGATCCTAAGAATGCTGAAGCTCAGTCTGTAGCATCTGTTGACAAAGCTGACGATTCTGTTAAGAAGGCCCCTGCTCGTAAGGGTGACCAGACTAAGCAAGATCCAATGCCTAAGACAAAAGCTGGTCTCATCAATGCAATGTACAACAGTATGTCTAAAGCACCTAAAGTGAAGCTTCAGACAATGTACAATGGTATGATGAAGGCTGAAGGTATTGAATGGGACGAAGATGAAGCAATTGCTGAAACATCAAACATTCAATATGAAGCAGACTTTTCACAAGACCTAAGTGCTCTCGTTGAATCAGAAGCTACACTTTCTGAAGAGTTCAAGGAGAAGGCCGAAACAATCTTCGAAGCTGCGATTAAATCTAAGCTTTCAGAAGAAATTGATCGGCTTGAAGCAAAATACGAGGAAGAACTTGCTGAAGAAATTCAGACAACAAAAACTGATCTCGTAGAAAAGGTTGACAGCTACCTCAACTACGTTGTTGAACAATGGATGGAAGACAATCAAGTCGCTATCCAGAATGGCTTAAGAGCAGAAATTGCTGAGAACTTTATGAACAATCTTAAGGATCTGTTCACAGAGTCTTACATTGAAGTTCCTGAGTCTAAGGTTGACCTAGTTGATGATTTGGCAGAAACAGTAGAAGAACTTGAAGAATCTTTGAATGTTACTACTGCTAAAGCTATCGAACTATCTGAAGAATTGGAAGGCTATAAGCGTGACGCGATTATTCGTGAATCAGCTCGTGACCTTGCAGAGACTCAGGTAGAAAAACTTAAGTCACTTGTTGAAGATGTTGATTTTGAAGATGAAGAAACTTTTGCTAGAAAAGTTGCTACAATCAAGGAATCATACTTCACTAAGAAGACTACTGAAACCGTTGACATTACAGATGAAGTTGAAGATGGAGATGTTGCTCCAATGACTTCTTCACCAGTAATGGAATCATACCTTTCAGCCATTAAAAAGACCAATAAATAAGGAGTTCCAAAAATGGAATCATATGATCGTCTGATCGAAAAATGGTCTCCGGTTCTTAACGAAGAAACTGCCGGATCAATTAAAGACCATCACAGAAAAGCAGTTACAGCTGCAGTTCTTGAGAACCAAGAGCGTGCATTTGCTGAAGAAGCTGCGCAAAACTCTGGCTTCCTTTCAGAAGCTGCACCTGCTAACAACACTACTTCTGCTGCAAACTGGAACCCTGTTCTGATTGCATTGGTTCGTCGTGCAATGCCTAACTTGATGGCATACGATGTATGTGGTGTTCAACCAATGACTGGACCAACTGGCCTGATCTTCGCTATGAAGTCACGCTACGAAGGTGG